CTGTCGGTATTCCTGATCTGTGGGGTTGCGCCCCAGAACTCCCTGCATGGTTTGCATAAGAAGGCCACGGGCAGAGGACGGGTTCGTCAAAGCGACAGATCCACCACCGCCACCGCCTCCGCTCCCGTAGCCACCACCGCCGCCTCTGGGGTAGCCCCCACTGGTTGAGTCGGCCTCGTCCCCCTCAACCGCAACCTCACCACCGCGCGCGTAAGACCCGCGATCAAACAAGACACTGTTGGGGGACAGGGTCGGAACCCGCTCTAGCCAGGGTTTAAGGTCGTAGCCACGCTTATTGGCGTATTGAATGGCGAGGTTTGCCGGATCGGGCGCTATGCCCGTCCGATCACGAATCTTTGAGGCGTCAGTGACAAGTTGGTCGTACCATGAAGTTCCAGTTGAGTTGAATCCGTATTCGGCCTTAAACAGGTCAGCCATCGTGTCGAACAATTCGCGCTCGTCCTCGCGCAGTTCCGTCCACGAGCGGTACTCGTAGGTGCTCGGTGTCACGCCGCCAGCGGCGGCACCGGGATCTGGACTGAATGTGCCCGGTCCGGTAGCCCCGTTGCTTCCTGTCCCTACGGGCTGAACTGGCGTGACCACGGGCGCCTGCGTAGCCCCGCCTGCTGGAACAAGCGTTGCGCCGCCCTGGAAGCGGAGGAACCGCTCGGTCGTAGCGCGCTGGTAGTCCCAGTCTGCCTGCGTGTCCCGTGAGCTTGCCCGGTAGAACCAGGGACTGTTCTCGTCCACGATGGTGCCATCAGGCATGATCCGAAGTCGTGGAGTGGCCTGAGCGCGAGGTGCCTGGTAGGGGTCGCCAGACTGTGCGGCATCCCAGTCAAAGGACTCGCCAGGGAAGGGACCCTTTCGGTTTGGTCGCCTTACGGGCGTTCGCGGCGTGGAGCCTGTAGTCGCTGAACCGTAATACGTTCCATCGGACTGAGAACCACCACCAGCACCATCAACCCTTGCAGCCATCAGTTCAAATCCTCACCCTGTAGGTTTCGCACATACAACGACGCAAACTCCGAACTACTCGGCAGAATGTTGCGCGTCACCCAGGCATCCCACTGCGCTTGAAGATTTCTGCGAGCGTCAGCATCAGCGGCATCATCAAACGCCTGCAAAGCAATCTCACGGTTCTGCAAATAGGTTGTAGCAACCTGATAGGCAGGGACTGTGCGAAACGTTGTCATGAACTTCTCGTCGCTCAAGACCGTTGCGAGGGCCTGGATCGTCTGATTCGCTTTGCCGTAGTTGCCGCCCGTGAACTCCGCGTACCACTGCTTGTTCGCAGGATCTGTTACAAATCCGTCAACCCACTGGGACCATTGCTGATGCAGCCATGCCGACTCGCCATCTGGCTGCAAGGACGAGTATCCGTACTGCATCATCGTGGCGTCACGCTTTGCGACAGATGCGTTGTACGCAGCCCAGGACTGTTCCGCTGCCTGGCGATCAGCGATGTCAGCCGGATCTAGCTTTGATCGGATAGGCTGATCGTCGCCAGGAATCGTGTTCTCCGACATCCAGTTGTAGATGGCGCGATCAAACTCACCGTCAGCACCCCAGAACATGACTGAAGCCAGAGCCGGATCATCGGGATTGATCTGACGCAAACTGTTGGCTACGTCACCATAGTCCTGTAACCTGTTGAAAGCATTCGTATTTGCAGGCATGTACACGCGATAGTCCGACGTACTGTAGGTGAAGTACCTATAGGCCTCGCCGTGCTGATCAATGAACGCCTGGCGAGCGGTAATGGTGTCGCCTGGGTACATCTCTTTGTAGCGCAACCATTCATCTCGCCAGAGCTGGCCCTGGGGTTGCGCCCCAAGGCCGCTCATGCCAAGGAACTTGAAGAAGGACTTGCCAAACCAGAAGTTCCTCGCAGCCTTTGCGGCATCCTCAAACTGCGGGGGCTTGCCAGTCTTGCCCGTGCGCTCCCACTCCGACAACTCAAAGAGGTAGATCTGATCCGCAGCCTGAATGAAGTCCTCATCGGTCGGATTCATGGCGGTGACAAGGTCCAACTCCCAGCCAGCAAACAGGGGATCCAGTACGACCGGCCCCGCCTTGATCTGGTTGTCTACGGTCGGCTGATTAAACGGGAACATGGTGCGGTAGAAGTCATCGCCCATCTCCTCCCTGATCCATTCGTTCGCCGTAGGCTTGTACCTCAAGACAGAGGACACGGGGACCGTCACGATTGGCAGAAACGTCGGCGCGGAAGAGATGAAGTCAACGGTGCGCGTGGACAGCGTAACCTCGGGGTCAATCGGGACAACCTTCTGAACTTCTTCGGGTACCGGGATGACTAGGTTTTTCACCTGAGCCCAGTCGTCCGTCCTATCCCCGTTCTCGTCTACACCGAACGTCTCATAGGTGCCGCTGTAGATATTTGCTCCGACAAAGGCCCTACCAGGATTGCGGTAGGCCAGTCGCCCGTAGCGGTACAAAGAATTGAAGTACGCCCCAGGGAACCCCACTAGGTATCGCAGTGCGTAGACAGGATTGGAGTAGCGCCGGATGTTGTAAAACGTGTTCTCCATGTCCTTGAGTGCGCGTGACGCTGCTCCAGCACGGAGGTTGTTGACCACATCGACGGTAAGTTCTTGCCCCTGCTCCTTTAGGAGCCTGGCATCTGCCTGGACGTTTGTGCGCCACTGCCGATCAAGATAAGGGAATCGCCCGAACCGATCTTCAGGTTTTGTCGCAAGATTGCGCCAAATGGCATTTAGCGCGTTATTGACAGCGCGGGTCACCTTACCCTTGTTCTGAAACGACAGGGCTCCTGAATGCACGGGAGACAGGTCATCCCGCAGTCCCATGATCTCCTGCAATTCGGCAGGAGTAACGTCAGCGTCGTCTAGAAGGCGAGCCCTCACTGCGGGGTCGGGGAAGTATTGGTACATAAGCCGAATGTTCTCGGCGATCACCGACTCCTCAACAATGGGAATGGAGGGCTGTCGCGAGCCAGGATCCTTCGGCACCCGACCAGCATCTTCCTGAAATTGCAGCGATGCCTTACGTCGGCCAACGATCTTGCTGTAGAGGTTGTCGTCGGTCCAACCCATGCCACGCGCGTACCGCTTGCCAGCGGGTGTTCTCACCCACTTGAGAATGTCCTGTGGCGAGACTCCGCGAAGAATCAGTTCAGCCAACTGGTCACCACGGATCTGTCGATTCGCGATGTAGGCCAACTCGGTCCAATACGCGGGGTCGGTCGGTTGTACGACGCCGACGCCGCCTGCCCTAGCCCAACGGTTGGATGCCATTGATCCCCACTCGGCGGGATCAAACGTCAAGATGTTCGTCTGTCCAGAGGACGCCTCAGCCCGAATGGCGGCACCGAAGTCGCCTTCGTTGTAGAGGCCGTCAATCGTGATACTTTCATCACCAGCGGTAATGGTGATAGGGCCTTCACCCCCGAGCCTGCGCTGCTTGGCTCGCTCACGCTTAAGGCGTCGTTCTACCAGCCGCTCGCCCTTGACTCCGATCTCGGCGTCAAGGGAATCAAGCTTCGACTCAAGGGCAAGTTTGCGCTCAAGCGCAGTTGGAGACAGGACTGACATCTCCTCGCGGATTGCCTCCCGCTGCGCCTTGAGGTCGTCAAGGCGGGACGCCATCGTCCCATCGTCAGCCTGACCACGCTCCCACATGGCACGCTGGCGCTGAAGGCTACGGATCTGCGCCTTCTCGGCACCCGTCAAAACGGCAGGAACGTATCCGGTTGAATCTTCGACGTAGCGAGAGCGCTTCAACTCAAGCCCGTCAATCTGACGCTGAAGGGCATCAATTTGGCGACGGATGGATGTGCCCCGGTAGTCGCGCCCTTTGGCAGTTGTCTTGGGCCGCGTCATGTCGGCAGAGCCACCGCCTAGGCGCGTCTCTGTGCTGTACTCGCTACGCTTCGCAGCACTAGCGCGACGACGGGCCAAGACTCGAATGCGCCGTTGAGCTGAGGCAATCTGCCCGTTAACAATCCTAAAGTCGCTGCTATCTGGATCAAGCCCAGCGGCTCGCTCGCGCAACTGTGTCCGCTCAACGCGCAACTGTGCAAGTTCATCTTCAATGGCGGCAAGCCGCTGCTCGCCCGACGCGACTCCACGGGTTGTAGTAACAACCTCATCGACCTCGTAGGCCTGCCGCTGGACATCCCAGTCCTTAAGCAGTTCATCACGGCGAGCAGTCAAGGCCGCCAACTCAGAGTCAATCTCATCCACGGTCCCGACAGAGCGTCCCTGGGCAGCGGTGTAGACATCGTCGATTTGCGCCTGAAGCCTTGAACCAGCGGCAGCATCACTGGACAGGGCAGAGTCGATCTCATCCAGGCGGCGACTCAACTCCGAAAGAGTCGGCACCTCTCGCACACTGCGAAACCCAGGATCGAGGTCATCAAGAATTGACTCTACCTCGGCAAGCCGTCGATCCAGCATCTTGCGAGACTCAAATGCAGTCTCTCTGTATGCGGCAGCAGTTGCCGGAGACACACCAGCGGAATCCATTTGGTCAATAAACAGATTCTCTTGATCCAACTCGTGGCGAATGAACTCGCGTTGACGGTGAAGCTCAAGGACCTCGTTTGACTGACGACGAAGGCCGGAGACGCCAAGGCGATCTACGACGCCATACCCGATCTGGCGAGCCTGACGGGCACGATTTGCACCAAAGTTATTGATGGCGCTAAGGACTCCATCTGGTGACAACATGGAGCCGTGGGCCAGTAGCGACGAAATGGCGGGTTCAAGCAGGGAGTTCTTGGGAGTATATCCCGGCTTAAACAGCATGTTGGTGCGCCAGAACCTAAGGACGAAGTCAAGTGCAGGCTCTACCGTGTCAATAGCATTTGCTACACCCCGTCCCCGGCGAGCAAAAGTGGTCGTGGACTCCACCCGTAGAGCGGCGTCCAACTCATCCAGCGGAAGCAGGACAAGTTCATCAGCAAGCTGGCGACGAGTCCTCGGATCCACAACGACCAGATCCCTCGTGTCATCGTAGAAGAATCCATCGTTGACAACGGAACGCTGACTCTTGTCCCGCGCCTCTTGCAAGCCCGAAATGATCGCGGTTCGAGCATCGGGATCAATGCGGTAGCGATTCGCAACTGCCGATATTAGCTCGTTCTCAAGTTTGCGGACCTCTTCAGCAACTGCTGTGTCACCACCACGCAATTTGGCGTCACCAAGGCGACCAATGGCGTTGTTGCGCCACTGCGACATAGACATGGTTTCTAGCCCCTGCGAACCATCGGCTCGCGTTACCGGAATCTCAAGGAATGGGTTCCCGCGCAGAGCGCGACTTGAGGACGAGTAGAACAGTAACTCTTCAGCAACCTCGTCGGGTCGCAGGCCGGACAGAGATACGCGATTGAGGGGCCTGCGCCCACCGACCCACTGAAGGAGTGTGGTGACGGGCTTACCGGATCCCAGGACTCCTAGCGGAATATCAACGAACCTACCCTCTTCACCAATGCGCGTTGCCATTTCTGCGTTGTAGAGCCACTTCTGCGCCCTACCTGCAACTCCCTGCATAGGAACAAAGTCCGCGCCGCGACCAACGTTTGCGATCAGACCGTCTTCGCCAGTGTTGAGAAAGAGTCCCTTGACAGCGGAGTAGAATTCATCACGCGCAAGGTTGCTATCAAACACCTGTCGGATTAGCGCAGCCTCAGTTTTACTCGGGTAGTACTGCCCACCCTCGATGAACTTGGCGCGGAGAGACGCAGACATATCCGTCATAGTCCAAACATGGTCAGGAGCCTGCTGCATCAGCCGACCGATAGCCGCGTAGTCGCCGCGGTCAGCAAGCAGGATGTCCTTAACGAGGTAGGGATCATCAACGTCCGCGAGTAGCTTTGATAGCGCCATGCGGTTGCGAGAGCCTAGGCTACTCATACGTCCAAGCCATGGGCTGGAGTAGATCTTCCAGAACTCCTTGGTTTGTGCAATCTCCATGACACCAGTACCTAGCTCAGAAAATGCCCCCTCGGCACCTTCCGTCTGGGTATAACGAACGTGGTCCGTCAGCGTATTGTTTAGTTTCTGAAGATCGCGCACGCCATTGATCGACGTAGAAAGCCCAGCGGCACGCTTGGCACCGGAGGCCACCGCCCCGATGCCCTTGCCTGCCGCTAGTTGCCAAGCAAAATCTACCGCGCCACTGCCAATCGTTCCGAGTGCCGAGTTGTCCCAAACCTGCTCGGTGACATCCTCGCCCATTGTGTACGGGTTGTAGTCAGAACCAGGGGAGAATGACAGGTCGTTCCAGTTGCCTTCGTTGCCAGCGAAGGTGTTGACGATATTCCCCTCAAGGGTGCCGGGGCTGAACATTCTTGTCATTGCGGCGCGGCCTGGGGATAGAAACGCGGAAGCATTCCACATTTCCTCAAAGTCACTGATGGATATGCCGTCCCGATACAACGGGTTTGACAGCGTTGTAGCCTGTAGGCCGAACGAGAGGGGGCGCGAGACAAAGTCGTCAACCGCAACCGCAGCAGAAACGCCCGTGCGAAGCAAGTAGGAGGGCAGCAGTAGCGGAGCCGCAAAAGCCTGACCCACAAAGTTGTTCTCGTCGGGCCAGACGCGATCCATAAACTGAGCGAAACCCGTTGTCGGATCGGGTGTTACGTTGTCGGCAACGGTACTAAAGAAGTCCTCAAGAAAGTTTGCCACTCGCGCCTTCCGCAATCACCTGTCGGCTGCTGCGCCCGGTCAACGCAGATAAGAACGCTTCGCGATCCTCAGTTGACTCCCATTGGACCCTTGCAAGACCCCACGCCAGTTCTGCATTGCTAAAGCCAACGGCATCAGCCGCCGCCGAGAAATTGTCAAGGAAGGAGCCAGGACGCCAACGAGGACCCTTATTCGGGTCCTTGCGGCCCTTCATCGCATTCCCTGAAGGTAGCGAACCAGCGCCTTAAACGTCTCGGGAGTATCGGGCCAGCGAGTTGCCTCTTCAAGGGAAGGTAGATACTTCAGGATCATGTCGCTACGACCATTGGGCGTGGCTGGTGAGGCGGCTGGCCCAGGCCCAGGCCCGAAGGGAGCACCCGCAGTAATCGGCTCATCCGGTCGCTCCGTAGGAGCAAACAGGGGAGTGGGAGGAGCCATCTCCTCCGACACCACCTGGCGTCCCGTGCGGGGACGCGGAGCAGCGGGAGCCTTCGACATCGGAGCAGAAGTCTGAAGATCCATCATCTCCTGACCCTCCCCATACTCACCGCCAGCGATGTACTTAGCACCCTGACCATCCGTGCGACGCGACAAAGCCCCAGGACCGGACACAGGAGCTGGGTTGCTTGGTCGGCGCATACCGCCGTGACCCTCAGCCATCCTTCTCCTTCACCTCAAGCCTAGAAATGTCAGCCGCTGTCTCTTCAGCGAACTCTTCACGATCAGCACGCACCCACTCATGCGCTGACTGGCCCAAGGCCAGTAGCGCGAGGTTTTGGAAGTGTTCTGCTGCGGCTTGCGCCATCTGTGATGCGAACATCATGGAGGTGGCTACCGTGTCAGAGTTGAACCAGGGTGTGGCTTCGACAACGACAGGCTGCTCTTCAATGATCTCGATGATCTCGTCGTCCTCGTCCACACCCGGTCCTTCCTAAACTCGCTTCTTCTTCGTAGAACCTGGCGGTTTCGGACCCTCAGACCCTGCAACATCGGCAGCAGCACGACGCTTAGAAGCATTCTTTTCTGCCTGCTTCGCAGCCTTCTGCTGATCCTCAACATGACGCCAGTACCTGTACCGGGCGCTTTCACGGCGATTGATGTCAGTACGGAAAATCAACTCACCTGAACGCGGGTCCTTTTTCTGGTCTGCCATGTCACCACTTCACCTTGTCAGCCCAGTAGGCCGCGCTCATCTTGCCCTTCGCAATGTTCGCCGCATGACGAGCCTTAAAGGACGCCTGACGTTTCGTTGGCTGCCTGTCACCCGTCACACCCTGCTGACCAAAACGAATCGTCTTGACCTGCGAACCTTCCTTAGCCACAACAACGTGCGACTTCGTGGGATGGTTCGGGGTGCGCTTAGGCTTGTTGTAGCCAGATACGCCAGCACGCTCTAGGCGCGAGTCCTTCTTCGCAGCCATCACTTCTTCTTTCGGACAGCAGCGTTGTCAACGAGGTTGGGGTACGGCCTACCCGCCTTCTTCGCACGCGCCTTCGCCGCAGCCTTCTGAGCTGGGGTCAGGGGAGTGGACTTCTTCTTCGGGTTGGGCCGATCCCAGAACGCCTTCTTAGCGGCCACTCTTCTTCTTCGGACGCTCCTTGAGTTGACCCTTTGCGTTGTACAGCGACTTCTTAGGCGCAGCCTCAGGACGCAGTGTGCGCGATCCCTTAGAGCCACCCTTACCTGTGCTTCCTGACTGAGCCTTCATCACTTGCTCCCGCTCTTGCTACCACCGTAGCCATTACCGACCTTCGACTGACACCCACAGAAATTGCACATCAGCGAGTCCCCTTACCTGAGCCACGAGTACCACCCGGCTGCTTCGCATTCGAGTGATTCGTCCACGAGTTCGCCGTACCAGCCACCTGATGCGGAAGCGCATTCGTGCCTGACACATTCGACACGTTCACATTCGGCGGCTGAACGTAAGCCGCAGCCTTACCACCCTGATTCGCAGGCTTCTTAGGCGCTGCTGCTGGAACTGCCATGATGTTTCTCCTTAACCGATAGGTACTCTGCGTGACACATTCGCTGACAGGTTCGGCTCGCCACGCGAGGACAAACCAGCGAGAAGGAAGTTCAAATCAGGACGCCCACCGGGCGGCATACCAGCCTGCCCAGGAGCCACACCACGCAAACGACCCGTGGCATCAATGCCCTCAAGGTTCTCACCACCCGACATGGGATCCTGCATGGGATCGCCAGGGACCGGGGAGGCAGCATCAACCATCGGATCAACCATGCCGGGTGGCGGCTCAGGGGGGGCGAACGCTTCCGCGATCACTTCCTCAATTGGCTTACCCTTCTGCCTGCCCTCAATGATCACCGCTAGGCGGGTAAGGATCTCCCCAGGATCCTGACCTGCCTGAGCGAGAACAGGAATGGCTTGCGCGTAACCAGCAACCGCCTGACGCAGCGCCTGACGCATGTCCTCAATGTCCAGCTTCTGCTCTTCCTCTGTCGCGTTCAGTGAGAACGGCAGGGATCGGCGTAGCCAGTCCTGGGAGATAAGGCGATCCCCACGGGCCTGCAACCCAAACACCAGTGCGCGGTTAGGGTCCAGACCCGCCATGAGGCCATACTGAACATCGACCGAGTAATCGTTCTTGATGTCTTTCTCGGGCGAGTATGAAACCTCATATGGGGTGCCATTGTCGTTACCGCGAACAGTCTTGCGGAACGACGACCAGCAGACCTCCTCCACCTCGAAGCAGAGGGCGATCAAATCCGTGTATGCCTCAGCGAACATGGCGTGCGCGGTGCGAACCTGGGTGTCGAACCCGGTCATCAGCGCCTGCACGCCACGGCCTGTGACGATAGATGCGTCTAGGTTGCCACCGCGAACCTCGGGGTAGCGGGAACCTTGACGCAGTTCCTGATCGAGAATGCCTTGCTCTTGGAACGCGGCAGCAGGAACCTCAAGCGGGATGCGCCGGATCTTCTCCGGTGTGGTGGACCGCAGCACCGCATCAGAACCCAGAGACAGTTCCTGCACATCCTGGGGCAGGGCGATAGGTGCCTGCACGGACTTCTGTGCTGCTTCCATCGCGAGCAGCGCGAAACGCGCCTTCGCCACCTGAACCGCGATCACATCATCGAACTGACCGCGCGGATCCTCATCCAGGCCAGGGCGACGCACCTCCACCGCAAGGCACTTGCCCACGGGGTTCGCGGTACGCAGCAGCTCAATGCCGCCCTCACCGGGCAGGAACAGGATGTCTACATCCTTGTCGTGGTAGCGCACCACCTCGATCTTCGTCGTGGCACCCGGTGCCTGCGACAAGATCACGTTCTCCAACTGCGGGAACTTCGCGACCAGATCATCAATGTGGTAGTTGATCGTCTGGAACAGTGCCTTCACCCGGTCACGCTTATCGCGCACCGTGTAGCAGCCCATCGAGTCCAGCCACTTGATGCGCGGCATGCGCTCATCCCAGTCGATCTCCACGATCCCAGGAACAAAGCCATACGTCACATAGCGGTCAGCAGCCGTGTAGGCCTGCTTCTGCAACTGCGAATACTGCACATAGTAGGTGGCGATACGAGTACGCATCTCTGCACGCTTCCGCGCAGAATCACTCACCATCGACGAGCTAGAGCAGTTGAACGAAGGCAGGGGAGCGATAACCTCAGACAGATCCCGCGCCGCTACATCCACCATGTTCGCCACGATGGGGCGAGTAAACGGGCCATCCTCAGGGAACATCTCGGGGAACACGTTCGCCATCTGACCTGCACGCACCATCTTGATGTCACGCATGCGCTGGTCACGGCTGTTGTTCTGAACACGAAGACGGTTATAGAGGCCAGCAACCTCGGCGGTACTAGGCAAGGGGCCTCCTACAGTGTTACGAACATTCGATTACGTTCAAACTCGTTCAAGTCCACCGTCGCCCGAGTGGAACGGTCGAAGCGTGTGGCAAACGGGTTATTCACATGGGAGCGGGAGAAGTTCGTCATCGCCGCGATACGGTCACGACACGCAAGTTCCGCAAACCACAACGCCATCACGATGTCGGTCTTCTGGGTCTTAGGTGCGGCAGGGTGCCAAATGAGCAACTGCTCGATCATGGCTTTCGCTGACTCGCTGATCGCAGTGGACGGCAGCTCAATCATCTGATGCTTGTCCTGCCAGCCATGCCACAACGTGGTCATGGAGGCGACACCGAAATCCACATCATGCTTATTGGATCCAGTGAAGTGTTCCCGCAAGATCGCGCCAGCACCCGCCAGGTACTCGCGCACCTCGCGGTCCTGCGTCAGCATCGACTGGAAGGCGTTCTTCTCCACACGCCACTCCACGACACCGTACTTAGTGGTCCACTCCCTGATCAGATCCCTGATCTGGTCCGGTGTCATCGCCGCCTTGTTCCAAATGTCCAAGACGTAGCGTTTCTGCGTGGACGGATCCAAGCCGATCACTACCGATGCTGTGTGTCCCGCCATTGCCGGGTCCAAGCCAGCTACACATATCAGCCCATCCATCCCCTCAGGGCGGCAGTTCACCATGCCACGCGGCATCAACCCGGTCATGCGATTGCCATTGATGGAAGCCCTCAGGGCTTCAGCCATGAAGATGCCCTCATCAGCAACCTGCTGCTGTTGGTACACCAGCGCCCATGCTCTTGGGCTGACTCGCGCCCTCTTCTTCGCCAGACGCGGCCCATCCCACTTCGGATACAGGCCATCAGCGTCCGGTTCCGCATCGCGGCCCTTCACCCCAGGCTCCGGCTGATTCGACCGGGGCCACAAGGTCACCCAGTCCTCAGGGGTGTCCGCAGCATCGAGCAGGGCAGGCATCGCCAGGTACGTCCACGGGCTGACCTCATCGGGATACCGCTGCGGCTCACGGATCTCCGAATACAGATCCTTGCTCGCCAGCCTGGTCCCCACCACCAGTAGGGCACCCGTGGAGGAAATACGGGAAATCACCTCGGACTGCAACCAGTCGATCTGCTTCTCGAACTCGTGGGCGTTCGTCAAATCCACGCAGTCATCCATGATGATCAGATCAGCACGGGCACCATAGATATGACCACGGATACCCAGCGCCTGAACCGTAGGGTCCTTTTCGCCCGAATCGCGTGCATCGTCCGAGATGTAGATCATGTTCTGATTCCACGCCTCAGAGTTCTTCTCAAACCCGCCCACCGGGGCATAGTTCGCGATCATCTCCGCATACTTCGGATGCGTCAGGCGCGTCTTAATGGCATACAGCATCTTCTTCGCCATATCCATCGTCTTCGACACCACGATCACCCGAATATTCGGATCCATACAAATCCGGTAGGTGACGTAGTTGATCGTCACGCTCGTCGTCTTCGCATGCTCAGGGGGCATGTTCACGATCAGCAGGTCCCGCTCACCCGGCTCATACGTCATCCCCGCATGACGCCAGCTCGGGTCATTCCCCTCGATCAGGTCCACCACGTTCTGCATGTGCGGGAACACCTTGGCGTCCAAATACCTCTCAGAAAACTCCGAGAAAGTCAGTTCCTCGCCGCGCACCATCTGCGCCCCGACACGCATCAACCGGATCCGGTCCGCATCAGCCGCGAACTGGGCATCCTGCCGCCGCCACGCCTCATACGTCGTCCGCGTCCGACCCGCGAGCTGGAGGGCATCGTTAATCGTGCGGCCCTCGCCCAGAAAAGCCAGGAACCGCTTCTTCGCCTCAGCCGGATTATCGTTGCGCTTCCTGCCAGCACTGTTCGTAGCCAACCCAGGACTCCTCACCCAAATCAGGGGACTCCCTGCAAGGGGGGTCACAGGCTCATATCCACAGCCTGTGGAAAACGGAACCTATATTTACTCCGGCGAGGGAGCTTGCTCCCGAGACGGAGCCAGGACAGACCTGTCCCTACAGATATAGGTCTACCTATACCTGACTGAAGTACCTGTAGCGGCGCCCCCCTGAAGGGGCGCCTTTAGTTAAAGGCTCTATATGTTATTCCCTGGTTTTAGGGGGGGTAGGTGGACACCTGAAAGGCAAGATTTTACCTGAATGTGACGCAGTTCACAGTAAATATCGGACATACAGGTACAGAACAGGCCAGGTAGGGGTGGGGTCAGACAGGTACTGGGGTCAGCTCTACAGGCAGGATTACAATGCTACGCAGAATGAAAAGTGGGTAGTATATATAGTATATATATCTGTTGTTTAACACCCTGGGGTCATGCTGACAGATGCAGGCGATTGATCAAAGGCTGATCAGCATAGGGGTTGTTGTGCGGATATCACACCTAGTCCCCCTCCCAGTCCCAGGGGGAGGGCCTGCCGGGCCCCGTGTGTATACATATAGGTCTGATCTCCCCCTGATCTAGGACAATAGGGGAGACAGGCAGGAGGGGAGACTATCCCCATGCTACCCGCTGATCCCTGTCTGATCAGACCTGATCAATGTTGATCAACGTTGATCCTGCCAGGTTAGGCTACCCTGATTCTGGAATGAGTCCAGAATATTACAGACTCCAGAGTTGACCTGAGATTGATGTAAGCGTGACCTATTTGTGACCTGCCCATGAGGCAATACCGCTTGACAACTAGGTTCATGTATGATTAGATAGGACTACAACAGAAAAGGGGAGACAGACAACTAGGCCAGATCCTCACACCAAACGGGACGCCCGGAGGACACTAGGACATCTTCCCCCCAGATGTTGACAGGCAAGTCAAAGTATGCTAGGATAGGATCTAGTAAGGCAAGCAAGGCAAGGCACCACGAGACTAGATGAGAGGAGACAGGATATGTCCCGCGCCACTAGCGCGGGTGTGTATGGCCCGTCATGGATAGATCCGGCCCGTACTCCTATGGTCGCGGCACGCCGCGCCTATGGTCTTCGGACTGCTTCCCATCCTGACGGTTGGGCTCCTGCCTATGGCTCCCGACCGCGCCGTAAGAGGCGCGAGGTTGTGGACCCTACGACGGGACTCCTGGCGCCTCTCGCACCCGTTGATGATGATGCTCCAGTACGCCGCTACGTCCGAACGGACTACGCCGCTGAACGTCAACGCGCTGGCGTGATCGTCATGGCAGAGTTCTAGGAGGATGCTAACATGGCAGAATGGATAGTAGAGTCAGCGACAGGTGGAACCTGGCAATGCGTCTGTGGCAACACGGAAGACCATGAGGGCTTCCTACCGTACCGACAGGGGCGAGAGACAGAGCCATCCGATCCTCACTGGAACGGGCACGACGTAGCCTGCCGAAGATGTCGCAGGGTCGTCAACGGATGGCAGGCAATAGACGCACCAGACGGGAGCATCCGACTCCCGGTGATCGACAGGCCAGACGCCATCGTGTGGCTGGAAGACTAGACGAGAGGAACGCGCATGAGTGTTTTCATCAATGCCCATCAGCGGCTGGGGATAGGAGTATCGGTGAGCATCGCACTGACCGAGATCGCGGAACGTCACGGCATCCGACTGGAACCGAAGCAACTCGGCGACCTGTCAGAGACGATCGTGTCGGAGATGCTGGATCGAGGCGAGAAGCCATGAGTGAGTCAAAGCTGATTCACCCGACCCTAGGTTGGGGGATCGTGTATCGGGGATATCGGACCGCAGATATCTACACACCTAGCGGTGAGTGCATCGACCTCATCCAGGTACGTCCGTGGGATTGGATGAGGGACGCGCACGAGCAAGAGCCCTACGACGTAACGGGCGCGGACCTACTGGCAGCACTTGTTGAGTACCTGGAAGACACACAACACATTTCCTACGCTTGATCCTAACAACGCACTAGAAACTAAAGGAGAGCAATCATGCAAGGTGTGAAGACGGAACGCACGGTGGAGATCGACGCGAATCTGGTCTTTTGGATCGACCTGTCCGACGACATTGGTCGCCTAGCAGCGGATCTGACTGATGAGGATCTGAGGATCTATGCGCTGGAATGCCTACAGGTGGCTTTGGATTTGGGGAACAAGAAAGACAAGGAGGCACTGTCATGGGCACGACTAGATCTGGCGACAGCATGACTCCCGACAGGGGAGAGGACCGGGACGCACTATCTGACGCGCTCATCGACCTCGAGCGATTGACAGCCAGGATCGCAAGACGAGAGGGCGTGACGATCGCGCTACCCACCGAGGGCGCGTACTCCGTTGCGCTCACCGAGATTCACTTGCGCATTGCCAAGGCCTGCGGATTGGAGGACGACTGACATGAAGGTTCATCTCGTCCGCAAGACGAAAAACAAGAAGACAGGCAAGGGCGCTGCCACCTATATCACGGGCGACACCTGTCCTGATCGGTGCCCATTCCTGAAGATCTGCTACGCCAATCAGGGCACGATGGGTAACACGCCATTCAAGATCGCAGACACGCACGGCACCGAGGATCTGACACGCACGGCTGACGGTATCCGCAACCTGCCGCAGGGATCACTGGTCCGACACGCTGTGTCGGGTGAGCCGACACCTGAGTACGTCGCAGAGATGGGACAGGCACACATCGACAGGCCCGACACGCTGGGATGGACGTACCTACACTCCTGGCCCGACCGATCTCCTGCCGAGTTCCCTGCCAACCTCGTGCCTAACGCATCATGCGAGACACCTGAGGAACTAGAGAAGGCCACGGCTAACGGCTGGGACACGGTCCTCGTGGCTACGGGGGAGGATGATGAGCTCATCGGGCAGAAGGTGGCAGGCAAGCGCGTCATCGTGTGCCCGAATCAGACACGCGGGGTGACCTGCGCTGAGTGCAGACTGTGCATGAAGAAGGACCGTGCGGTGACGATTGCATTCCTGCCGCACGGTGCAAAGAACAAGATCGGGCTCGCCGTTGCTTCTAAGCGGTAAGATACTTACACCATACAAAGAAACGAGAGGAAAGATCATGGGAGATCGCGCAGTATTCGGATTCAAGAGTGACGGTCACACGCTGTTCCTGTACTCACATTGGGGTGGCGATGAGCAACTAGCCACGATGCAGGAGGCGATCCGCGTGGCGTCGACCCGGTGGGGTGACCCTGAGTATGCGACCCGTATCGCCGTGTCACACATCATTGGCGAGCAATGGGGGAGCGAGACAGGTTACGGGCTGTCTATCAATACGTTCTCAGAACCTGACTACTCCTACGCATACGTCGTGGATTGGGATTCGGGCACGGTCGAAACGATCGACACATGGCAGTCGCTCTTCGGTAGCGCACCGAAACGCAAGTGGACTCTCGCTGGGTTCCTTGCCCTTGTGGGTCAGGAGGCATGACATGAGTGACTACGAGAAGGCCAAGGCCAAGCACGACAAGTTGGTGGCACGTTACAACCGCGAGTATCTCGAGGGTCGATGGTCAACGAACAGGTCGCTCTCAGGTAAGTGCGAGAACGCCTATAGCGAGATGATCAAGGCGGCAGAAAGAGAGGGCATCGTCCATGCGTGAAGCAGTAAGGATGGCATGGGATAGCACGCAAGGCGAGGACGTTATGCGTGGCGAGTCGAAAGCATGCCAGGTGTGCGGTAGTCCGACAAACCTAGGCCCGGTGTGCTGGGACCTGACCTGCGAGATGCGTAAGGAGGCATGACATGGGTGTTCGTGAGGCGTATGAGACGGTCGAACTGTCAGCGCCGGAATGGTTGACAGAGTATGTGGGACAGGACGATCTGACGTTGCGACACTTTGCTGAGTCCTTGCGCCTCACCCTTCCCGTGTTCAAGGCTTTGCGTCGGGAGACGGATCGCCAGGACTGGTTGGATGGTTACGCGAGGATCCAATGGCAGACTTCGCACCGCAGGCAGGCCTTCGGCGAACCGCTATATGTGACAGACGAGGCCGAGCTGGCCGCCTTGCTGAAGGGACTGACATGAACGCACCGATACCTGAGCTCATCTTCATCGTGTTCGTCACGTTCTTTGTCTTCCCTGTGGCTGTCGCCATTTGGGATGAGTACCGCTGGATGAAGTACCGCCAGCACAAGGAACGCAGGCTTGACCTGATGCTAACAACCAGGAAGGAACGCAGATATGAGTGAGTGTGGACTGTATCGCCTGGGCCTGTGCCCTGACTGCCAGGAGCAGGAGGAACGGGAGGCAGCGGCTGCTGCCCATGACGCATGGGTGGACAACCAGATCAAGTGGGAGCAAGAGGAGCGACTGCTTGGGGCTGAGGCATGAGGCTGCTGGACCTGTTCTGTGGCGCAGGCATGGCCTCAGATGGGTATCACGCTGCCGGATTCACCGAGGTCGTGGGCTGGGACATTAGCGCACAACCCAACTACCCTTATGAGTTCCATCAAGGGGATGCGCTGGCTGTCTTGGCTGACACCGACTACCTCGCAGGGTTCGACCTGATCCATGCCTCACCACCATGCCAAGCACACACAAGAGCGAAGCATCTACGCGCAGCACAAGGAGGGAAGTCAAAGTATGAGGATCTGCTCACGCCCACGATTGCCCTACTCAGGGCGCATGACACGGCGTGGATCGTTGAGAACGTACCAGGCGCACCAGGCATGGAGGGTGCGGCAGTGGAGTGTGGCTCTGCGTATGGGTTGGGGGTTCGCAGGCATCGCCTGTTCGCCTCCGATGCGATCCCGCTGACAGGCTCAGGGTGCAAGCACAAGGAGCAGGGCAGGCCTTGGGGTGTGTATCACGTTCCGAAGGATGACATTCCGCAAGGTGGCAGGACGGCACGCAACGTGGAGCATGGTCGCCAGGTCATGGGTGTGACCCGTGACCTGACTTGGAACGAGCTGAAGGAAGGGTTCCCTCCTGCGTACACGCAGCATGTGGGGGAGCAGGCGTTTGATTATCTGACGATGCTAACAGCACATAGGGAGGTAAGTGCATGACCGACTACGACCTGGCAGTGCTGCGTGGCGCTGCTCTCATTGAGGCGTACATCAACCTGACGGGGCAGCCTGCTCCGAGCGTGGAGGAATTGCTAGTGGACTTGGTGGCCTATCGACAGGCAGTAACGGAGGATGTGGCATGAGAAATGGGAGCATGAGCGTCATGAAAATTAGCGACGACTCTAATGGCTAAGGGAATACCTGCCTGTGAACACTGCCGGGGCGGTGAATGTCAGGCCCGAATCGTGGTCAGTGTGGCAAAGAGCATCACGGAAGAACACATCGGCATCGACCTCATCAAGTCCGAGTGCTGGCAGATAGAGGATGACGAGCTGCGTATGCAGGACTTGTTTCAGGGCTTCCCGCTCGTTGCCGTGGATGTGATGCTGCTTCCCCCCGAGGTGGAACAAGAGATTCCTGGGTTCAGGTGGGAAAGCGTAGATGAGTGGGAGTCTGAGTCGCACGAGGACGACTATCCAGGCCTAGGGGAGTGGTCGCAGACCCTAAATACCCTGGGCATGGAAAGGGTGGTCAAGGTTGAGATCACGGAGGACAACCTGTGACCCGCAAGACCAGGGGTACGCGCACAAGCAGCGACCACACCCCGCAGGGTCACATCGACCTTGTGTTCATGGATGAGCGCACAGGCCAGGTAGTGATCGTAGACATAAAGACAGGCACCCAAGTGCCCAAAAACCCAATAAAAATGGGGCAAATCTAGTACCTCTCGGCGTGTCGGACGCCGAATCAAACCAGTGATACTAACATACAACTACAGACCTACGAAAGGACGACTAGACCAATGAGCATCGAAGATCAGAGGGCTACGCAGGCGCTTGCACGCCTGCTGTACCTGCACTACTGCTCCCAGCGAGGCATGGATCCCTGGCCTGCGCCACGAGTACCTCGCTGGACTATCGACTACGCCGAGCTCGCGGTGAAGTGGTTCGGATACACCGATGAGGCCGTTGATGAGGTGTTGGCAGAGAACGAAAAGCACGATCGCACCCTAGAGGTGGCGTGATGGTGGCCTTCCCTGCCTATGACGGCTCTGAACCGTGCCGACAGGTCGATCCCGAGATCTACTACCCATCCTCATTCAATGCCGTGTCTCGCATGACACGGCAACTCATGGATTCGCTGTGCAATGACTGCGGCAAGCGCGAACCGTGCCTGTTGTGGGCTTTGCATCACGAGGCTGAGGGCTACTGGGCAGGAACGACACCAGCAGACAGGGAGAAGATGCGTAGACACATGCGTATCCCTCTGAACGTGCCTGTCATTCCGTTGACGGAGCGGAGGAAGGTCGCATGATCTGTCAGCCATGCCTGAACGGGGCTACACATAACAAGGCATGGAGGGCTGGCGGGGGACAGACGTTCCTTGACCTCGCTGCCGCTGACCATGCACAGTGCAAGGGCTGCTCGTGTCAGCACGCTATCGGCACTGACTCACTGGTGGTTACTCCGCTATGAGCGAAGTGAAGCCCTGGTCCCACATCTTCGATGAGTTGGCTGAGGGTGGGCCTGACTACAGGTTCGCTGGCCCGACGCACATGTGTCTATGTGGGAATCACAGCTTCGCCACGATCACTGTCTTCCATGACAGGCAGATCGCTTTGTATTTCACAGATATTCGGTGTCTCGCATGCGGGGCACACCTGATCGCACCTACTGAGGCTGATGATGAACAACATTCTGGAACCTGAGTATGACCGGATCAAGCGGCAGGCCTACGAGCGTGGCTGTCGCGATACGAAAGACCGTATCGAGCAGTACCTGATGACTTGGGCTACGACACATCCCGATGCTGTGGTGAGGGATGAGTTGTGGCAAGCCATTGAGAACGTGAGGAAGGAACAAGAGGCATGGATAGCGTAATGAGCAGTGCCCTGGTTCTTGTGGGGCTGGATAAGGACAAGGCCACGATCCATGACGTACTGGCATGGATCGCTGAGGTGGAGCGGTTGCATATCCCGAAGGACACGGTGCTGGACGAGTGCTTCCTGTCGCTGTGCTTCCGTTCAGACATCGTGGATGAGACGTTCAGTGAGTCTCAGCTTGGGGTGGAGGGGTACGACATTCTGGTAGGGCTGCCAAGATGAGACGCGTTGTATTCGTAGGCGAAGCAAAGGGAGTAAAGCCTTCAACTCCTGACAGGATGCGTGCCCTAGCTGAACACTTTGATGGGCTCACTCACTGCTTCTGGTGTGGAGAATACATTCCACTGAAGCAGGGTCGCTGCACCTGCAAGTGCGCCTTCGTCTTTGATGCAGCATGGCGCAGAGGTGACTGACTGTTTCTGGTGTGAGGCCCCGCTTACTTCGAGCGGGGTCTGCACATCATGCGCTTCAGTCTTCCCAGTCTTCCCAAATATCGTGCGGGTCATCCCTGAACGACAGCAGGATCGTGCCCACAATCCAACCGACAGCCAGCCCGAATAGGCTGAACACAGGGATGATTAGCCAAGTCCAGTTCATGCGCTTCGACCCTTCATGTCCCACCAGGGCAGCTCACCACCCAGCTTGTCCACCAGACGCTGCACCGCACGCTGCTCCCGGCGTTGAATCGTCTTCTCGGCAACCTCCAACGTGGCTGCCAGCACCTGATGCGTGACACCACCATCGGCATACAGATCCGTGAGCAGGGCCTTGTCATCGACACTCAAAGAGTCGAAGCCAGACTTCACATCGACTACCGTGGCGAGGCGAGTGTTGCCCTCACTTGGTCGGGATGTACCCGACACCCGCTCCTGATCATTCGTGGAACCTGACAGCCAGTCGTCAATGTCGAAGATGTCAGGCAGTACCTCACGCACAATCGCAGGCGTGTAGTAGGCGATGTCATCCTTCTCCAACACATAGATACGCCTGCGCTCCTTGCCAATCAGCGACAGGCAATGCTGCTTCGCAGAGAAGCGCAGCAAGTTCTCACCGTGCTTGCCCTTCTCCCGCCACATGAGCAACTTCTTCTCATGCGTGAGCGCCCACAGCACGGCCTCATTGATGAGGTCACCGACATCCATGAACTTTCGTTGTGCGTTGTAAGCATTGGTCGCCCCCTGAGTGATCACCTGTAGTTCTCGATCAGTCAGTTCCACGAGTAACGCTCTCCCTCAATGACGAATGACTTCTTCTGAATGGGGATGGGGCAGGGTGTGACATGAGTGCCGTCCACATAGAGCAGGCCGAAGCCCTGCTGCCAGTTGTGGGTCTTTGCGTAAGTCGCCTTCCTCATGTCCATCAGATTCCCGACCTCGAATCCAAAGAGGGTGCGCGTCACGCGCCCATTCACTGAGGTCGTGTAGGGAACTAGGCCGAGGCGATGAGTGTGACCGCAGGCAACGGAGGTGCCGACCTTCTTCACCAGTCCAGCCGCTGTCTGCCCAGCAATCTGTGACACTCCTGCTTCATCGCCGTGGAGCAGATTCCAGCCCGGTGCCACGGGATAGGCACCCTTTGAGAAATGGATGTTGAGTTCAGGCAGACGCAGGAAGTTCTCCAGCTCCAGTTCCGGCAGACCAATCAAGCCAGGAAGCCGTCGCATGAGGGATGTGAATAGCCTGTCTGTGTGGTTCGAGCGGACACAGACATCGACCTGAAGGTCTTTCAGGATCTGAACCGTCATGTCCCGGTCTTTGCCAATGGTGCGTGACCATTCCAGTGCCGTCCCTTGGGACCACCGTCCTATTTGAGTGAAATCCATTTCATCCCCAGCCGTAGCAACAAGATCATCGGGACCCTTGAGGTCTGAGATTGCTTGTGCAACAGCGGACACTGCGGCCCTATCGTGCAGGGGAACTTGAAGATCGGAAATGATCCATACGCGGCGCATAGTTATGGCCCTCTCACTTATCGTTCGCGCTAGGCACAGTCAGGGCACACACTCCGTGCCCGAAGAACACGGCATAACTTCCTTCGCCGTCTGACAGGTACACGAAGCCGTAATGATGCAGTCGCTTCGCCACTTCCACGATGGAGATCTCCGCAAGCCTGATGGTCTTGCCGCTTGCCAGATGTACATCCACATACGGATCGACCATTGCCGATACGTCGGGGAAGTCTTCTTCGCTGAATGTCACCGCTTGACCCCAGGCCACTTGCCGTCCTGACACATGACACCGATGAGTGCATAGTTCGCAAGGTCAAGCCATGAATCCCGAAGCCGCTCGCCGTAGACAGCCTCACCCTCACTCTTGAGGATGTGCTTGATCCGTTCCAACTTGTCACCCATGCGAACCACGAGTGCAGTCAGGGGATCGGGGTAGGCATTGGCGATATTGCCGGGACCGTAGTCTTGGTGCCTGCCGATGAGCAAGTCTTCAGCCTCATTGAAGGCAGATACGACATCGAATAGAAACGCCGCATTCAGTCCCTGCTCGGCGGCAGGTAGCCCCCTATGAAACCGTTCTTCTTGTCGATCTTGATCCTCACTAAACCCAGATCCTGTAATGCGGACATGAGCCTTTGCCAATCCTCGTTCATCAAACTCAGACACCAGCCCTCCTACGAATACCTTCGGCACCCTCTTGGAGATAGGTGCCGTTCACATCCATGCCGTCAGGCATGACGATGACGACTGCTTGGTCCACCTGTGTGGCGATCTTCTTGCCCAGTTCCCGGCCCGGTTGGTCACCGTCAGCCAGTACCAGCACACGCTGATAGTCACCGAAGGCGCGTGCGTAGTACGGCTTCCAGGCGTTCACCCCTGCGATCCCAATGGCGGGGATACCGACCAAGGTGTGGGCTGTGATGGTGTCGATCTCGCCCTCACAGATGGCGATCGCATCGGAGGGGACGGAGAAGGCCAGCGGGTTGTAGAGCGTCAGCTCTGCACCTACCCGACCCAGGTACTTAGGTGATACCTCATCCGATATCGACCTGAACCTGAGGTCGATGACACCTGTCGTCGTGATGTAGGGGATGGACACCCGGTTCACGAATGACTCATGCCCGACAGCGACGTTAGCCTCTGTGACGTACCCGAGAAGATGAGCGGCTGCTGCTGCCTGAGTAATCCCTCTGCGAGCCAGATACTCCGAGGCCAGATCTACCGACTGGTGGTACGTCGTTGCCGCTTCCGCTAGTGACATCCGCAATGATTCGGAAAGCATCCCTGTACTCAACTCCCTGTGCCTCCTTGACTAGTTTCGGTAGGTCCCCACGAAAGCCACAACTCATGCAGGCAACCGCGCCCGTCTCGTTGTTGACCCTGCAACTGGGTGTGTTGTCTGCGTGCATCCCGCAGGAGATGGTCTGCCACCCCGACCGAGGACCAGGCAGCTTCCAACCTAGGTATGCGAGTACAGCCCACAGGTCACCTCTTCTGTAGGTGTAAGAGGAGTTCGGCAAAGTCATCAGCCTCCATGACGATGTACGACTTGGATGTGGGCTGCATGCGCCGCTTCACGGCGGCAGCCCCGATCACGAGATCAGCAGGCATCGGCTCATGCACATGCTTGGACTCCCACCGCAACGCTTCTTCGGTGGCTTCCTTCATGTAGCCAGCCAGGTCAATGGCCTTCTCGTTCTTGGCCTCAAGGATCACAGCCAGGTCGTGGACCCTGATGAGGATGTCTCCCTCATCATCCTTTCCACGCCTGACCAGTCTCGTGGCATGCAGGAACCTCTCACGGAACATCTGTTCAAGGTCCACTTCAAACTGTGCGCCCTTGCGCTTCGCTGCTCTGGCCTTACTAGAGGCATCCATGTAGCTCCACCCCACAGTCGCAGCACACGGTGTTCTCATCACCCTCGAAGGTGACCAGTCGCACGCATCCCTCGTGCCTGCACTCGCTCACAGATTGATGTCCTTGATCTGCATGGTGGCGGGTGTGTACTCCATCCACATGGCTGTCTGACCCGATGGGTCAGCAGGGCCATACCTGTTCTTCACCGGGGCGATAGCCATCAGGCCGTCACTGGGTGAAGCCAGGGTGCAGATGAGGCTAGGGATCTGCGAGATCTTCCCGTGCAAGGCAGCACGAGGAGGACACGGATTGCCGTTGAACTGCTCCGAGGTGTGATGCAGGGCCAGCACAGCAGCACCTGTCTCACGAGCCCACCACTTCAGCTCCCTGGACAGGGAGCGCAGGGATGAGAACTCATCTCCTGAGTCGTGGGTTACGTCGATCATGTTGTCCACCACCAGTAGATGCGGTGGCTGACCATTGATCTCCCGGTACAGGGACAGTTCATCGGACAAATCCTGTAGGGATGGGGAGGCATCGAACATCCACGAGATGTGACTAGCCTTGGATGCCAGGATCTCTGATGCCCAGGTGGGGTTCTCCTTGATCCTGTTCTCCACATCACTTTGAGCAAGGCCTGTGACCATCGCTGTTGTGCGTAGAGCCATCGTGGTTTCGTGTGTGTCCATGCTGGCGTACAACGTGGGCACGCAAGACAGCACAGCCACAGATAGGGCCAGGGTGGACTTGCCTGCACCCGGTGGACCAGCGAACTGGGTCACCTCACCCCTCCGTATCGACACTTGGTAGTCAGCCCAAGACCGGAACGGGACGGGGATTGTGGCCCCGCCCCGATCCAGGTGTTGAACTGCACGGTCTAGTCGCCTCATGCCTTAACCGGGGAACGAAGACCACTCGGGGGAACGCTTGTCCACGAAGATTGGGTCGCACTTCGCCCCACCCTTTGGCACGTTGCAGAACCAGCCTTTCCAAGGTCCCTTGTCGCCAACCTTGGATACGGGATTGCGCGGACCATGAGCGCAGACGGGAGCGACGGCGGCTGAGAACGCCGGGGGAGGCGCAGCCTGGGGGGAGGGCGCTGGCGTAGCCCAGCCACCGTCGCTCACCACAGCAGCAGGCGCAGGAGGAGGCGTTCCCACCGGCTGCTGGGTCAAGGAAGCAGCGTTAGACGCTGCCAGAGTGAGTTGAATGGATTCGATGAGGACAGGCATGGACTCAGCCAGTTCAGCCCATCGAAGGTTGAAGTCTGAGGATGTGTCTCCACGAACTGTGAGCTGCACATCGTGATCGGAAAGGCGAACACGCATGTTCGCGCTGAACGGGGACTCGGTGCTAGACATTCGCTTCCTCCTGCATTACGGGTTGGTTGTTAGTATTGAACGGTGAAAATCTTGTGTTGGGATTGAAGACGTAGCAGTGCTGCTTCACACCGCAGCCCTTGCACAGGTTGGTGATGTGCGGCAGGAAGATCTCTGCCTTCACCCCTGCGTAGGTCTTGGCTACCCAATAGTCGATGACCTGATCGCTATACGGATCTAGGTTTTCAATTGCAGACAGGCTTCCCTCACGAGCCATCCAGTAAGCCCCGTACTGTGCGTCAATGCCGTACGCGGCCTTCAATGCACGCCTGTAGAAGCCAAGCTGCATACCGTTAGGTGTGGTCTTGCCTGTCTTCAGGTCCACGATCAGGACCTGACCCGTGGATTCATCCACGAAGACACGGTCGATGTAGCCCTTCAGTTGAATGACCTCACCGGCATCCACCTCAATGTCAGCCAGTACCCCCAGCTCGATAGCGGGGGAGCCGTCTTCCATCGTGAGGATGTGTAGGTTCGGATTCGCCTGACGCCAGGTGATCCACGACTGGATGTAGGCAGGGCCTTGTGCCTTCCACCATGTGCCATCTTCCCCGAAGGGCATCGCCTTGGTAGGTCTACCGCCTGCACGGATCGTCTTGCCCGGTGTGATCTCGTCCATGTCCTGCTGCCAGGACTTGTTGAACTCTTCAACACCGATCTCTAGGTATTTGTTCATGCCTTGAACTCCTCAAAGAGTGCGCGGTCAATCGCCTCTGTTGCGGCATGGACAGCAGTACCACCAACGAACCAATAGGCGGGGTCTTCGGCTACACCCACGATGCGGGTCAGCCGGTATCGCTCTGAGCAGCCAACGTATTCGTTGAACTGGCTGTAGGAAATGTGACTCATGCGGCTTCCTCCCTGAGGACCTCAAAGATCAAGATCTCGGTGCCGTCTGCTTCATCAGTTAGACCAGCCAAGTGCGCTTCAAGATGCCGGTAGGGGCTCGTCGCGGTGACGTAGTCCCGCTCAGTCCAGCCAGGAGCGCAAGACACGACCATCAGATCTCCGGCGACAGCAACGCTCACGAGTTCCATGTGCCCCCCCCCCCCGAATGCACGTTCATAGTTCCTCCTCCTTCAAGTTCGTGGCTAAAACGTTATAGTTACAGCGATGTAGTTTCCACCCGACACGCCGAATGAAGTTCTGACCAGTCAGAGTTTCGCTGCATCGGTACAAGGCTATAGTAGGGGTCTGACCTTCGGCGTGTCGCTTTTCGGAAAATGATCTTCGGCACGATTACACTTGAGATCAAATACAGGTAACAGAAACAGAAATAGCCCAGGCCCGTGAGGGCCTGGGCTTTAGATCTGTATAGGTATAGGTATAGGGCCGCGCCTCAGGCGCGGCTTAGGTGAATGGTCTTCTTTCTAATGGGTAGACCCTCATCCTCATGGTCCTTGTAGCCAGCGTCCACATAGTGGACCCCCATGTCATCGCCAGGGTCATAGGCCACGATCAGGTTCTCGTTGCTCAGGTGTACTAGCCAGGTATCCAGCAGGCGAGCATCATCCTCAGGCAGTTCCACCCCTGCCCTGCGCTTACCCAGGAGCCGAAGCATCCTGATCGGGTAGGTCTTGGCATGCTCCACCCTCACCCGCCAGGGGATCGTCTCCTTGTACCGAGGTTTGGAGGCAGTCAATCCGTAGCCCATGAGTGCCACGGTGATTGCTGCTCTAGTCACCCTTCGGCCCGTGTTCTCATAGACTCGATCTGCCATCTGCTGATGGGTGAGTCCTTCAGCAAGCCAAGCCTGAAAGGTGGTCTTGTCCGGCGTGAACTTCTGCGGTGCCATTAGCTGCCCCTGTTCCTAACTCTCAAAGTTAGAAACAGGATAAGTCAGACTCAGATGTATGTCAAAAACAAAAGAGCGGCGTGGTCGATGTTACCCACTAGTAACTTCCATAGAGGAAAATCGAACATCTGTACCCACAAATCTGGTGCGTTTTCCCATGTCAGATTGTGTATAGGTATTGCGGTGTCCGAGGGGGGAATTGAACCCCTTTCTGGAAAGTAAGTATACGGGTGTGTTAGCATCGTCCACAGCAGTATGTAAGCAATAAATCATATCCACCTTTGGACGGAGGCTAGACCAATGCGAACGAAACTATTGAGCGATGCCATAGGGGAGTACCTGAGGCACCTGACTGCCGTAGGCCTGACTCCTGGCACCCGTAAGACCCACGAGATTCCGTTGAGGAAAGCACTCACGTTGTGGGGAAACATTTATGTCAGCAACATCAAGCCTGAACACATCGACAGGCTTTTCAGCCACTACCCCTGGGCTCCTGCTACTAGGAACCTGTACCTGGGGAACTACAAGCTGTTCCTCGCTCATTGCCGTAGGCACAACTGGATGCCTAGGGACTACGACCCGACTGAGTCCTGGCGACCCGTGAAGGTTCCCCGCAGGGAGATGCCCCGCATCGGGATCGAAGACTTCGCCAGGGTTCTTGAGGCGGCTACCGATCCCAGGGACAGGGCAGTCGTGGCCCTGGGCCTGTTCACCTTCTGTAGGGCTAGTGAGGTACAGACCCTGAAGGTGAGGGATCTGGACTTCGACCGGGAGTTGGTGGACATCTACCGCCACAAGACCAAGGAGGGCGATGTCATGCCCATGCCGGTGGAGTTGAGGAACGAGATGCTGCGCTGGCTGAACATCTACCGCTCCCTGGCAGGGGAGGTGCAGCCTGACTGGTATCTGGTCCCGTCGAAGGATCCTCTGCCGATGGCGTGGAACCACACGCTGGGTCGGCTGGCACCGACAGGTGCCCCAGCACCCCTTCGCCCTACCAAGCCCATGAGCCACCCCTACAGAGCCTCACAGCGTGCCCTGAGGGCTATCGGCATGGACGGTAAGGGCCTGGGTGGGCACGTTCTCAGGCGGTCAGGGGCCAGGGTCCTGTTCGACCGCCTCCGCACGGAGGGCTATGACGGTGCCCTCAAGAGGGTGCAGGCGATGCTCGGACACACCTCAGCCCAGCACACCGAGACTTACCTGGGTCTGGATGTGGAGAAGGTGCAGCGTAATGAGATGTTCGCTGGCAAGGCCATGTTCCCAGGGATGTACGAGGTCGCTACAGTTACTGACCTCAGGGCTGGGTAGTCAGGATGGGAGGCAGAATGGCAACCCTAGAAGTAAAGATCTGCGACTTGTGTAACAGTCGCGAGGATGTGTACACGATGGCTGTGGTCTGGAAGTACGGGGATGAGTCCCCGTGGGAACTGGACCTTTGCACTCGCTGCTATGGCAATCGGATGTCCGATATGCACGCTGTGAGCCGTAGGGCCAAGATCAATAATGTTAGACCGCAGGCCAGAGTTAGGAAGACCCAAATTACGGAAGCTAACCTGTAACCTAGGATGGGTCTAGATGGCCCTGTAAGGCCCGTAGACGCGACAAGATCCCCCTCCTAGGGTAGTTACACCCTGGAGGGGGATCGTCGTTCAGAATTGCTTACAGGGCTTTTGCCCTATGGGGTACGGAACCACCTGTCCAGCAAGCCTTTGATACCAGTTTGATCTGACTTCATAAGGCGACCAACCCTACGGCGCTCAGTCCTCAACTCCAGACCATCAGGATCAGACTTCCGACCAGGGGCATACGTCTTATGGAACTCAAGAGCCACCTTCGGATCCAGCCCGTAATGCTTCATCAGGGCAGCAGTGCCCTTCCGCAGGCTGGACACCTGCTCCTTGGGCCACTTCTCCCCATCCGTGTGATCCGTCTCAATCCCAAGATAGAACTGGTTACCCGTGGAGTTAGGGGCTAGGGCAGAAGAGCCGACCCCTGCATGGTTCGCCAGACCAGCGGCGTACACATGCCACTTGCCCTGCATGTCCACCCAGATCGAGGCACACGGAGCAAGCTCGGAGTACATGCACCAAACCAAAGCTCCAGGCGAAGGCTGATTCGCTGGACTCGCATCGTGATGCCACATGACGCCGCGCAGCTCAGTCAGGCCGATCCCGTTCCAGCCAACATCCTTCCACGACTTACCCGCGTACCTGCCGTACTTGTACGTCATGCCCTCAACAGGCACACCAGCCTTGCGAAGAACCTTCACCAGATCCTTCAGCCACACACCCGTACTCACAGATCATCATCCTCATCATCATCCGGCAGGATCACAGCCTCATCCACCAGAGACGGGCCAAGGAACGGACCCACGGAGTAGGAGGCAATAGAGGTCAGCACGGACGCGACAGCGGCAGTCGCTGCCACAGCCAGACCCTGCTGCCAGTCAATCGTCAGCACAGTCACCCCAGCAACGAACAAACCCACCAAGGCTTGGCAGAAAGTTTTGATGGCTCTTTCCGAGCTTGCGATCCAGAAACCACGATCATTCAGCAAGATGCTCAATCTCCTCATCAATCCTCACGATCTCCCGCTCAATGCGAGAGATCCGCGTAGCCATGTCATCCACTTTGATATGCAAGTCACCCAAAGACTTGCCACCGTTCTTAGGCATGCGAGCTTCGATGTACCTTTCGAGAGGCTTCACGATTAAGAACTTGCCTAGAGCAATCAGCGCACCAATAACGGCAGTCAGGAACGCCAGCACGATTGCTGCGTCCTGCACGATTTGAATCCAGTCAGGTGTGTCGTAACTCATTACAACTCCCGACAGGTCACGATCAGCACGCCACCGAACCCTGAAGCGTTACGCGGGGGAGAGGTCTGCGTGAACTGCAAATCCTCAATCAGCACAGTCCACTGCTCCCGATACACCAAGTCCTGTAGCACGACAGGCTCACCTGTCAGCAGGGCGTTACGCAGATCCTGAAAACGGCGCAGACCTGACATGACGGATCCGGCCTTGTTCCCGAAGCGGTCTTGTTCAGCGTCGAATACCAAAAGTGGTAGCCGCCACAGTTGCTTGCGAGGTACAGCAGGCAACGCTTTGACCTGCCAGCCCCGCACCACAGGACCCTTAGTGGAATCCGTAGACTCACGGGCCAGTTCAAGTTTGAAACCCATCGACTCCCGTGGAGCTGATGGCCTGATCTGAAACTCCTGATTCGCGGTGCCAGACGTATAGGCGTACAGGACAACAGTCGCATCATCCTGAGTCACGGACGAAACCGTGACAGTTCCTAGCAGGCTGGAACGTCTCACGCTCATTAGCCGGAACGTCTTGTCTTCAAGCGTGTTGTACCTGACCTGACCCGTGGTGAAGCGACCGGAAGGCACCAGGGTGGACGCTGAGGTTATGTATGTTCCTGACCCGTTGACACCGACACACACCCGGTCAGACGAGCCAAGCAGGCACACCCCATTGACGGATCCCGTAACTCCGGTCGATACGTCAGTGGCGTAGGCAGCCCTGCCCGACGCATCAAGATCAGATAGATCAAGCCGAACCACCCCACTCCTACCGTCAATCGAGTCCCGCACACCAGCGAACACAAACCTGTCAAAGCCAGTGAAGAACTCCACAGGTGCAGAGGACTGGTAGGTGAGTGCCCCGTAGGTGACCTGCCCCTGGTCAGACACCTGACCGATACGGATCCCCTTGTTCGTCCCGATCACAATCAGAGAACCCAGGTAGGAGAACATGCCCGTCACATACTCACCGACAGGCAGCTCGGCTACCGTCACAGCAGCAGTCAGCGTCGGAAGGGAACCATCCGTCTCATCGACCGTGAACTTGTAGATCGCTGAAGAATTGCCTGAATAGCCAGCAGCCAGGATCGCCCCTGGGCTGTCAACCGCAGCAGTCCACTGCCAGCCTGACTGAGGATGCGTATAGATTGCTGCTGGTAGTGCCCCACCTGTGAACCCACCCAACTCGTGCAGAGCCGCCCCATAGGCGGCGATCAGACGCTGCTTCACCCACCAGCCCTTGCCAGCACTGCTAGCACCCGTCCACTTCGAGGACGCAGTAGTGCCGGAAGCGGCAGCGAAATCAATACCCGTGGCGTGGAAACCCCACACACCGTCACCCGTAGACACCAGCCACGACGGGTTAGCCGTCCAGCCCGTGATCTCCGTCGAAGACGCAGACCCCGTAGACCTGTACACCTTGTTATGGGTGGACAGGTAGACATAGTTCGTGGAACCAGAAACCACAGACACACACCGGGCCGTACCCGTAGACGCATCCTGAAGACTCATACTCCTCAGGAGTTTGAACTCACCAGGCGTCCAACAATCAATACCCACAGATGAGGTGAACCGACGCATCACCCGCTCATCATCAGCAGGCTCCAAGAACGTGATACCTGTACCGCCAGAGAAGTCACGCTGACTGCGAAGCCACCAGCCCGTCAGGGACTGCTCACCAGGGTCACGCTGATTATCGAACTGCTCCTTGTTTGTTGCAGTGAACCCTCGAATCAGCGGGAACTCATCAGACGCCACAGACAGGAAAGGCTGACCAGCAATGGCCCACTCATAGTTGAACCCGCTCAGGCGGTATACGTCATCACCTGAATCACCAAATGGCAGGGAGAAGACGGTGTCCTGAGTGATGTCAATGTTGGTCAAAGCAACCCCTAAAGGGGCGGGTCCGAAGACCCGCCCCATCAACTAGAAGGAGGAAGGGATGTGGAATGCCGCAATGGGCGCAGCAGTGGTCAGTCTTCGTCGTATTCGACGTATCCAAGGAACTCCCAGATGTCGTCGTCCATAAGAACTCCTTATCTGGCATCAGGGTGCAGGATGAATCGCTGCCTTACTGCATTGCAGTGCAGTGGGGATCGCAATAGGGAAATACTCATCAGCGGAAGTCAGGCTCGGCCTATGAGAATGTTCGCCCCACCCCTGAGAATCGAACTCAGCACGACAGGATTTGGAGGCCCGTCTGCGCCCAGCGCGGGTGGATAAAACCCCACCAGTCCCTGAGGACGATGGGGAGTTAGATCGTAAACTCTTACGTTGCGGACGTGGAATGCACAAACCCCGGTGAGATGACCTCAACCGGGGTTCGGCTCTACTTGGCGGTAGGTGGCAAGGCTACCACGGGAGACGGTGGGCCTTGGGCCCAATCCCACTAAAGCATTTGAGCGATCACGCCGTCTGCGATCTCCTCGCAGCCGTAGCAAGCGAGGTCACGGCACCAGTCCACATGGTCGCCGCCTCTTGGCAGGTCGGGCAGGACGTACTTGGCCCGCTCGTCTGCCCTGACCCTGGCGATGAGCGGACACATGCAGGCGTAGCCGACCTCGTCGCCCTTGCACAGCGGGTCATGCGTCATGCCGTCATCCTCTCAGACTTACCCGATATTGAGGTTAGGCCAACACACCGAGAGTGGTGGGCCTTGGGCCACAATCGCTCGAAAGCGCGGCCCAATCCCACCGACCCCGGTCAGGCAGGGATCAGCAACGCGAGCGCCTGCAAGCCCTCAGGATGCTTTCCCTCGGGCCAGCGGATAACGCGCGGCCCTAGGCACAGGTAGCCGTTGTCCGACCCCCAGACGACGCCAGTGGCATCCTCGGTGTGCCCCGACTCGTGAGCGACCCGCAGCCAAACGTGGTCACCGGGCTTCAGCTCGGACACGACCGCGTTGATTTCCTCGTAAGTCATCATGGCTCCAAGGGTGGCACGCGGGTCCGACAGTCGGGGTTGTCCGTAACCCCTAGGTTCACGACATGCACATCAGCCCCGCGCAAGGCGGGGCCGATGGCGGTGCGAACGGCTACCGGCAGCGGCTCGCAGACCTAGTGTCCCAG